GATATGGCTAAAGGGTTAGATTGTGGAACATCATTTTATATTGCTGCTACTGAAGATACAGTAAAGAAACAGAGAAATGCTTTCTTAACTGTTGATGGACAAGTAAGTCAAGTCAAAAGAATGTTAAAAAGACAAGGGATACCTTTCGTAGAGAAAGCTGGTAAAGTTCATATTGTTGGACAACATGCTTTTAACTATGCTCAAATATTCTCTACATCAGAACTTAAACGACCAATGAAAAGTGGTCTACTAAATCCTACTGAGAAAGATGCTCTACCTGTTTTAAATGCTATAATAGGTGAGTTACTTGGGGATGCTAAAGAAGGAGAAACATGTGTATATTGTATTCCATCTAAACCTATTGATGTCCAACGAGAAGTTTCGTATCACGAAGATGTATTGAGAACGATAATAGAACAATACGGTTATTCCGTAAAGAAGATAGAGGAGGCAGTTGCAATTGGATATGAGGGTTTGGTTGATACTCAACTAACTGGTGTAGCCATCTCGATGGGTGCTGGTATGTGTAACATAGCAGTTATGTATCAAGGGATGACTGCCCTATCTTTTAGTGTAAGTCGTGGTGGAGATTGGGTTGATGAAAATGTTGCTATGGATACTGGTGTGTCACAAGCTAAAGTAACAAGTATAAAAGAAACATCAACTACCTTAGATTTATCTTCTGCTAACTATCAAAATATTTATGAAGAAGATACAGATGAGGCTAATGTCTTAATTGCTATCCGTTCTTACTATGGTGCTCTTGTAAACTATCTACTAACAAACTTAAAGGTTCAGTTTGAAGGTGTTGAAAATGTTCCTAACTTTCCAGATCCAGTTCCTATTGTTATAGGTGGTGGTACATCTTTAGTTAAGGGATTCTTAGATGTGTTCAATGAACAATTTGACCAAAACGAATTTCCAATTCCTATTTCAGAAATCATTCATATAGAAGATGCTCATACAGCAGTTGCTAGAGGATGTTTATCTGAGGCACAATTAATTGAAGAAGATGACGAAGAATAAAGGTTATAAAATGTTTCACAAAAAAAAGAGAAAAAGAAAAAAACAATCAGATGTTCTTTTTGTAGATGCTACAAACAAAAGTCCTGAAAGAGCTTTATCGGAATTTAAAAGAAAAGTAAAAAATTCTAATCTACTTAAAGATTTAAGAGATAGAGAGTTTTATGAAAAACCATCTGTTGCTAGAAGACGAAGAAAAAAACTTAGATTACAAAAGGTTCGTTCTATCAATAAAAACTAGTTTTTTTATTTTTTTATATACTTATATGTAACCTCAATACTCTGTGTATGTACAGAGTCTAATAAAACTAATCCAAATTAAAGTTTCAGAATAACTTTATTCCAATACAAATAGTATGGGAGACATTATTATGTCTGATTTATTAAAAGAAGCTATCGCTGATGCTAAAGCTGTTCGTGAAACTGCTCTTGCTAATGCTAAAATGGCTCTTGAAGAAGCATTCACTCCACATCTAAAATCTATGCTTTCTGCTAAACTCGCTGAAGACGATATCGAAGAGGATGATAATCCTTTTGCTGATAAAGACGAAGACGAGGATGAAGATATGCCTGAAGAAGGTATGCACGATTCACCTAGAAGAGAAGATGACGATGATGAAGAAGAAGTTGATGAAACTTCTGATGAATCACCTAGACGAGAAGACGATGACGAAGAAGAAGTTGATGAGTCTGAAATCGTTGAAATCGATGGTGTGAAGTATGCTCCAATTGTTTCTGAAGAAGAACACGAAGACGAAGACGAAGATGACGAAGATGATATGGACGAGTCTGAAGATCTTGACTTAGAAGCAGTAATCAAAGAGCTTGAAGAAGAACTCGAAGAATCTAAAGAAGACGAAGAAGATTCTGTTAACGAGGAAGAAATAACTGAAGGTCCTGATGACGAAGAAGAGAAAGTTGATGAAGAAATTGACTTGAACGAAGAAGACGAAGAAGACCTTGAGGAACAATCTACCTCATCTGGTATCGGTAAAGGTACTGGTGTAAAACAGCCATCTGCTTCAGACGAAGAAGATCCGGGTAAAGGCAAGGTTCATGAATCTGTCGAAGCCATTCAGAGTGAGCTTAATGAATATAAGGAAGCTGTTGTCTTTTTGAAAGACAAGCTTCATGAAGTTAACATCCTTAATGCTAAACTTCTTTACACTAACAAACTATTCAAAGAATATGCTTTGAGTAATGACCAAAAACTTAAGATTGTTGAGACTTTTGATAGAGCTCAAACAACTCGTGAGATTAAATTGGTTTACTCTACTCTTGCAGAATCTTTTACTGGTGAGAAGAATGTAAAGAAAGATGTTGTCAAGGAATTTGCTAGTAAGAAATCTGGTGGTACAGCGCCAAGTAAGAAGATTATCTCGGAAGAGAATCAAGTCGCTGACCGTTTCAGAAAACTTGCTGGTATACTATAATCTAAAACCGCTTAATTCGGAGAATTAAAATGAGCGAATATATAAATGAATCTCTTCTTGATGCTTCACCTATAAGGAAGCAAAAAGACGAGAGCGCAAAACTCGTTGCTAAGTGGGACAAATCTGGACTTTTAGAAGGAATGGAAAATGATTGGGAGAAATCTGGTATGGCTGTATTGCTTGAAAACCAGGCTCGTCAGTTAATTTCTGAGAACTCTAAAACTTCTCCTAACGCCGGTGGTGGTGTTGGTGATGAAGAATGGTCAGGAGTTGCTCTTCCACTTGTAAGGAGAGTGTTTGGTAATATCGTAGCACAGGAACTTGTTTCTGTTCAACCTATGAACTTACCTTCCGGTCTAGTATTCTATCTTGATTTCAAGTATGGAACTTCTGCTGGTAAATTTAGTGCTGGTGGATCACTAGCTGGTAAAACAGGTCCTAACTCACCATCCGGTTCTTCTGCTCCTTTTGGAGAAGATGCACTTTATGGTGTTGGTAAATACGGATATTCTGCTAACCTATCAACTGAAGCTGCAATTGCAACTGCTGGAACACCAGCGGCTGCTACTTTTAAAGACATTGACTTTAATAGTGAAGATTCTGCTTCTGTAAGTAACGATGGATTAGTTAAAATTGCTTTTGCACATTCCGGACTTACAAATCCTGATTTGAAAGCCGTTAGGTCTTTTGACATCACATTGAACAACACTTCTGGATCAATATTATCTCAGTACACCAAAGTAAATGGTGCTAATATTGAAGTAATTGCAGACATGAAGAAATCAGACGATTTAATAGGTCACGCTTCTGGTTCACTAACTGTTGACTACATTGTAGAAAACACAGCTGGTAACAGAGGTGATTTTGAAGATAGGATTGGTAAATCTGATGATGCTGTTGATTTAGGTATACCTGAAGTTAACCTAGAGATGAGATCTCTACCAATTGTTGCTAAGACTCGTAAGTTGAAAGCTGTTTGGTCACCTGAGCTTGCTCAAGACTTAAACGCTTATCATTCTGTCGATGCTGAAGCTGAATTAACATCTATGTTAAGTGATTACATCGCGATGGAAATCGATTTGGAAATCCTTGATATGTTAGTTACTGATGCTCAGACTGAAGATTACTGGTCTGCTTCTGTAGGTAAAGTATATGATTCTGCTACTACTGCTTTTGTTTCCGAGACTTTCTATGGAACAAAATTCGAGTGGTATCAAACTCTTGTCGCTAAGATTCAAAAAGTATCAAATGAAATTCATCGTTTGACACTTCGTGGTGGTGCTAACTTTGTAGTTGTTGCTCCAAAAGTTGCTACTATCCTTGAATCACTTCCTGGCTATGTTAGTCAGCCTGGTGATGGTGGAAATGATCAATTCAGCATGGGTATCTCTAAGATAGGTCAAGCTGCTGGTCGTTACACTGTTTATAAGAACCCTTACATGACTGAAAATTCAATCTTGGTTGGATTTAGAGGTAGTAACTTCTTAGAAACTGGTGCTGTATATAGTCCTTACGTTCCGTTAATCACAACACCTCTAGTATACGATGCTGAAGATTTCACGCCTCGTAAAGGTGTCATGACTCGTTACGCGAAGAAGATGATACGTCCAGAGTTCTATGGTTTGATTCATTGCTCTGCTTTGGATACTATTTAATAGTTAACCAAATCATAAACCTGATACAAATGAAAGGGGAGAACTTCGGTTTTCCCCTTTTGTTTTTAGAAATGTTATATTTATAGATAGGAGAATTACATTATGCCAAAATTAGATTATGCCTATACAGACCCGAGTTCATTTGTTACTGGCCAAACGCCATATGGAACTTACGATGCCGATTCCACTTTTCAAACTGATATAGTTTCAGTAACAAAGTGGTGTGCTAAACGACTTGGTTTTCCTGTTTTACAATTAGAAATACCAAGTGGTTCAATTTATGCTTGTTTTGAAGAATCGGTAAATGAATATTCACAACACATTAACAACTATAATATTAAAAATTGGATGTGGGAACAATATGGGGAAAAGAATAGAATATCAGGATCATTAAGTACAGGTTCTGCTAATCCTATAACTCCATCATTGGGGGCATCTATAGGACTATCTGAAAAATATGGACAAGTAGTAGGTATGGATGGTGATATTGACTTAAAAAAGGGATATATAACATTATCTGGTTCACAACAAGATTATGATTTACAGAGTTTGTGGGCTAATGTAAGTGAAAGTAATAAAAGAATTGAAGTACAAAAAGTATTTAATCACCCTCCAGTTGCTATATCAAGATTTTACGATCCTTTTGCTGGTGGATTTGACCAAAGAAATATGCTAGATGCTTTTGGTTTTGGTAATGTAGCGCCAGGTGCAACATTTATGTTACATCCAATCAGTTATGATTTAACTAGGGCAAATCAAATTGAAACATCTGATTTGGTTCGTAAAAGTGCTTACTCCTTTGAAATTCATAATAATAATTTAAGAATATTTCCTAGACCAACAGACAGAGACACAGGAGAAAAACTATATTTTGAGTACTATGTTAAAGATGATATTAGAAACACAGATAATCCTAATGCTGATTTACAAGGTGGGGTATCAAATCCTTCTAATGTGCCATACAAATTTATTACTTACAACTCTATTAATCAACCAGGTCGTCAATGGATTAGAAAGTATACTTATGCTCTTGCTAAAGAGTTACTTGGTATTATCAGAAGTAAGTATAGTTCTATGCCGATACCTGATGGTGAAGTTACATTAGATGGTGAAGCTTTAAAAACAGAGGGTAGAGAAGAGAAACAACAATTATTAGAGGAGTTAAAAGAGTTCTTAGAATCAGTTTCTTTGACAGAAAAATTAAAGGCAGAAGCTGAGGAAGCTAATGCTCAACAAGAGGTGTTACAAAAAGCACCATTAAACATATTCATAGGATAATAGATGTCTGCTACTAGACCATTTTTTATTTCCCAAAAGGAAATTGACTTAGTTGACCACATGAATGAAGAACTTATTGATGAGATAGTCGGTCAGTCTGTTGATATTTATAAGGTAGCACCTGAACATACAAATGAAAACATATATGGTGAATCAACCACTAAGTATTTTAATGTAGGGTTTAGGGTAAATTGTCTAATACGATATAATGCTCCTGAAGTAGAACAATTTCAAGAAGCAGGACCAGATACGAACTCTACAATAGATTTAATGTTTCAGAGAAATAACTTGGCTAGTGGTTCACTAAACTTTTTTCCTGAAGCCGGTGATATATGTGATTGGAACGATTGGTATTGGGAAATTAACGGAGTAACCGAACCACAACTTATTGGTGGACATCCAAGTTTTAATCATGCTATAAAAGCATCAGCACATAGAAGTAGGTTATCATCAATTAATATAGAGGAAAGACCAAGATAATGAGTTTAGAATTATTAAAAGAAAAATTCGGACACTCTGGAGTTATAAAAAAATCAGATAACAGAGAACAAATTCAAGAGAGATTTAATGCTCAGTTTAATGTTAGAGGGGATTTTAAAGATATAAAAATTCAACATCAAGAGGAGTTAAAAGAAAAAGATAGAATTATTGATAATTTGGAAACACAAACTTCCGAATTAGCTAATGAGGTTTTATCATTAGAAAAAGACAAAGCTACTCTTTTAGATAACTTAAATAAATCTAAATGGATGGAAGAAAAAGTTCAGTCAGCATCACAAAAGATATATGAAGATAAACTTAAACAGATGGAATTTGTGGATAGTACAAAGTTAATTCCTATGTTAATATCTGTTTCAAGAGAAAAACAAGGTAATACAAAATTGAATTGGGGAGAATGGTTAAAAGTACCAGAAAATAAATATTTACTTCAAATAAATGAAAGTTTAGCAAAAAGAGTATTTGAAGATACTATTGCTTTAATAGAAAGAAATGTATCTTATATAAATAAAAGAAGAAGATATGGTGAAGCAGTTGATAAGAATTATGTATTAACATTTGCTGGTGATAGAAGTGGAGCTACAGATTCACATGCAACAACTACTTTTAATCCTGATACTTATTCACTTTGGAATGGATTTACTATTTCATTTTGGGTTAGACCAGATGAAGAAATGAATCAAAAATCAGTTATATTAGGCACTAGAGCTACTGATCCAGTTGCAAGATTTCATTTTGGATTATCAGGTACAGGTACGAATAATATTGGGATAGGTATTGGTGGTAATGATGTTACTGGAATTAACAATCCAATGGAAATAGGTAAATGGTATAATTGGGTAGTATCATATACAGGTACTCAAGGTGCCAATGGAGAAAGAAAACTTAGATTGTGGATAAATACAGATGCAAGAATGACTAGTAACAACAGCACTTCTTGGCTTAATCAAGATGAAGCTACTGAAAGTTATAATCATGGAATATATTTTGGAGGTCGTAATACCGAAGGTTCAGGATATACTAGCGGATTTGCTTGTGCTCTTGATGAAGTAGCTATTTACAATACATGTATTGATTCAGTTGGAACTTTTGCTAGTGAAGTATATAATGGTGGAACTAGCTATAACCATTTGACTAATGCACACGCTAGTAATCTTGTAGGATATTGGAAATTCAATGAAGGTAATGGAAATAGTATTACAGACCATTCCGGAAATGGTAATCATGGAACATTTGCTCCTATTTCTGGTCAAACTACAGCATTTCCAATTTGGGAAGAAATTGAGAACTATTTATAGGAGAAAATAATGTTAGTAAATTTTGATGATATTATAGAAGTAGTATTACACCACGAAGGTGGATATGTAAACGATCCTGACGATCCAGGAGGAGAGACTAATTTTGGTATAGCTAAGAGAAGTCATCCTGATGTAGATATAGCTAACCTCACAAAAGATGGTGCTAAAGAAATCTACTACGAAGATTATTGGTGTGGTAATAAAGTTCCACATATGCCAGATGACTTGAAACATATCTATTTTGATATGTGTGTAAACCAAGGTAAAGGTAGGGCTGTAAAGATATTACAACAGGCTGCTAACGCCAAAGGTGCTGGATTGAAAGTAGATGGTGGGATGGGTCCTAAAACTTTAGCTGCTATGAATGGTGTGGAGTTAGATAGAGTTAGAGCATATAGAGTAAAATATTATGCTGACTTGGTAACACGCAAACCTGACTTAGAAAAATTTTATTTTGGATGGTATAGGAGAGCATTAGAAGTATAAATTTTTTTGTATTTTTCTTGCGCTACCTTATATTTATATACATAGTTTCATACTCACCTAAAAGAATGGGGAGCATAGATAGCAAAGAGGGGACAAATTAGTTTCAGTAAGTGATGGACACCCGCTCTACTTTTAGGAAGTGTGACAAAAGAATTATATCGCTCAAATGAGGATATATGTAAAAACGGATATCAAGGTTCAAATGAAGTTGGTATCCATAGTTGACTAAATGTAACTAAAATAGGAGAATAAAATGACTAAAGTTACTTTTCATAGGGGCTTACCCGTAATCGATAGAGAATCCTTTCTAACACCATTTGATAAGATGTTTGATGATATTGTAGGAAAATCTTTTCCTGAAATCAATCAGCAAGTCGGAGTCAATCCATTTCAAGGAACAGCATATCCAAAGGTCAATGTATATGAATACGAAGACAAGGTTGGTTTGATTGCTGAGATACCTGGTCTTGATAAGAAAGACCTGAATGTTGAAGTTGAAGATGGAACACTTACAATAGCTGGTGAAAAACATAATGGAATCTTTGATGAAGCAAAAGCTAAAGTTCTCAGAAGAGAACTAAAGCAATCTTCGTTCAAAAGACAATTCACATTAGGTGATTTGTTAGATGGGGATAACATCACAGCGAACTTCAAAGATGGTATTCTTTCGATTGAGATTCCAAAAGTAGAACCCGAACTCCCAAAAAAGAGCATTGTCAAAATTAAGTAATAGACTTATTACCTTAGGCAATGACCTGTATATCGTTCTTGGAACGGTATCGGCATCTTCTGGTTTTACTAGTGAAAAAATTAAAAGTATGTGGAGATTAGCTGATACCGTTCTAAAGAACGGAGCAAATCACGATGAACTATTTGTGTGTCAAAAAATACAGGAAGCTGAATTTGATACAAAATAATAGCGTTTCCTATATTTATATATAATATAATAGGAGATACCCGATGTTTGAATCATCAAAATCATTTCATAAGTTAGTAGGAATATCAGCATTAGCTATTGCTGGTAGTGCTGCTTTCTTTTCGGTTTTTGGGTTATCAAAATTATTTGCTGGTGCTCAACTTTCTGTAATTATAATGGCTGGTTCATTAGAGTTTGGTAAGTTAGTAGCAGCTTCGTTTTTATATAGATATTGGAAATCTATAAATATCATACACAGAACTTATATGACAATTGCAACCATCATACTTGTACTGATAACATCCGCTGGTATATTTGGATTCTTATCCAATGCTTATCAAGGTGCTACAGTAGGGTTTGAAAAGGAATCCACTGCATTGATATATAAGGAAGACAGGTTAGAACAATTACAAGAAGATAAGAAATTTCTGAAAGAGGAATTGGAAGCTGCTGTAAGTGAACTACCCGATAACTATCGTACTGCTAAAAGAAAACTCAGAGAAGAATACCAACCTAAGATAAATCAAATAAATACTAATATGATGGATTTGAAATCTGAGATTGGAGATTTGAAGATAGCACTGGTAGAAACAGGAGTTGATGTAGGACCAGCTATTTATTTAGCTAGAGTATTTGATACTGATGTTGATACAGTAGTGAAATTCTTTATCTTTATTCTTATCTTTGTATTCGATCCTATGGCAGTTCTTTTTGTAATTAGTTACAATGTTATTTTAGAGAAAGATGGCATTGAACCGACACCACCTAACAGTAAGTCTAAAAAGAAGCGCTGGTGGGAGGTTTATGGTGACAAGAAGAATAACGATTCTACTGAACCAGTGGTTAAAAAAAGTGCTGTAATACAGACGATAGAAAAGCCGTCAAGGACAGGAGTCAAAATAAAATAAAAAAAATGCAAAATAATACTTGACTGGTATTGCATTTTAATGTTAGCTTTGAACATAATGCGGAGAAAAAGTATGATAACAATCAATAAAGCAATTACTGCTGTTGTGGCAGTAACATTAGTAAATGGTATAGTTTCGACTAATCTGTTTGAATCTTATAAGAATATGTATAAAGATAAGATTGAACATTTAGAGAATGAGAATGTCATTCTTCAGAAAGAGCTAGACCATTATAATAAATATGGTATAGAAGTTGATGTTACTATGTATCAGCCTGTATATCCACAAACTGATAGAACACCTAATATCACAGCAGATGGTACTAAGATTCGTATCAGTAAAGCATCGGACTATAAGTTTGTTGCTTTGTCTCGTAACCTACTCAAACGATGGGGTGGGCCTTTTGACTATGGAGATTTTATCCTACTCAAAGGTGCTGGTAAAAAAGATGGTGTTTATCAGGTTAGAGATACTATGAATCCTAAGTGGGTAAATGTGGTGGACATTTTAGAATCAGAGACTGTTCAACCATACAAATATACAGACGCTCAAATTTACAAACTAAACTGGTTACAAAAAGAAAAGGAGATAATGAATGGCTAAAAGTCAATTTGAAAAAAATGGTGGTTACTTCATCGATGGAGTAGCGTATATGGACTGTAAAGTCACAGGTGAACCTGTACCTAATGTAAGTACGGAAGCAGTATCCGTAATAGGTAGTAGGGCTGTGTTAGGTATGGTAGGAATGCCCAAAGAGAAACCAAAGAAGGTTTCTACAGGCAGGCCTGCTGGTTGGCACTTTATGAATGAGTTCGTAGATAAAGATGGTAATGTATTTCATAAGGGTAAAGAACAACCTAAACTAAAAGGTACTTTACCACCGACAAAAGTTCAGCCTGTAAAGAGAAAGAAGCGTAGGAGTAAAGAAGAAATTCTTTTGGCTCGTAACGCAGAAAAGAAAGCAGCTCTCAAAAAGGCTGTACAGAAACAGAAGGATTTCATAAATCACCAAATAGGAAAATAGTGTTATCCAAAGAGTTTCTGTTAGAAAGAGGGTATTGTTGCGGGCACGGATGTTTGATGTGCCCGTATGAACCCAAACATAAAAAAGGTAATAAGAATACTATGAAACAGGTTATTGATTGTAATCAAAATCACAATCCAGTAATAAACAAAAAACTCAAGGAGGTATCGATTGAAGAGGGACTGGCTATTGCAGAAGAATTATTTCAGATACATAACAAAAGAAAAGACGGCATTGGGTTGGCAGCTAATCAAGTGGGAATTGATGCACAAGTGGCCATTGTCAATGTTCGTGAACCTTTGGTACTCATCAATCCGAAGATTGTTACAAAGGAAAATCCGATTGGTTTTTATGAAGGTTGTTTATCTTACCCTGGCAAAGGAATATCCACACAAAGATATAGGGACATAGTTATAACAACTGAACAAGAAAAAGGTGAGTTAGTATTTGGTGGCTCCGATGAGGAGCTGTCTGTTTTAGAGTCTGTTTGTGTCCAACACGAAATAGATCACCTTATGGGTAATACAATTCACGATAGAAAAATAGATACCACATATGTCGCTGATGTGAAGATTGGTAGGAATGATAAGTGTCCTTGTGGTTCAGGAAAGAAGTATAAAAAATGTTGTATAGGGAAATAGAAAGACCATTATTACAAGAAATATATAGGGAAGACCCTTGGAAGATGTTGGTATGTTGTATACTACTGAACCTGACTCAGCGAAAACAGGTTGATGGCATTAGACATAAATTGTTTAGTAAGTATCCAACAGAATATGAGATGATAGAGGCTAATGAAGATGAACTATCAGAGATGCTAAAACCATTGGGGTTGTATAGAAGAAGAGCTAAGACTTTGATAAAGTTTAGTTGGATGTGGGTAAATGGTTTTAGTGATGTATCGGAGTTGCATGGTGTAGGAAAGTATGCTAAAGACTCTTGGGAAATATTTCAGATGGATAACAAAGATGTAAAACCAACAGATAAAGTTTTATTAGAATATATGTGGGAAGAATGGAATATCAGTTAGAATTATTTGATGTAGATAAAAGTGATTTACAGATAAAAGACGAAGTGAATATTTATCTAAATTATTTACAAACACCAAATCAAGCATTTAGTGGAATGCCAGTATGTCCTTTTCTAAAGGCTGAATTAGAAAGCTATAAACTAATGATAGAGGTTTGGAGACCTGGTGAAAAACCACTAAACGAATTATGGAGAAAATTCTTCGATTCAGATTTCAATTCAGCACTATTTATATGTATGGATACGGAAGAGCTGAAATGGAAAGATGTACCAAGAGATGCTTATCAAAAAAGTATACAAGGATTTCTAAAACAATGGTCTGATGAAAGTAAGAAATACAAAGCGATATTGTTTTCACCATTTGAAGAAAGAACGGCGGCTGGTGAACCTACAAGAAAAAAGTCACCATACTTTTTGATAAATGTAGCTACAAGAGAAGAGTTACATATATCACATACAAAATTATTAGACTCAAAATACTTTGATAACTTCTCTAAAAAAGAATTGAAAAAACTAAAAGTCAAAAAGGATAAGAAATGAAAAAAATAAATCTATCAATACTTCATTTAGCAATAGCTGTTGCTACACTTATGTTATCTATGTTGAAAGGACAAGTGTTGCTTACAGAAAAGCCTGAGATAATTGCTTACAGATTAGTTCCATCTTGGGATGTCTATTGTCAAATAAAGATAGAGATTGTAGAGGGTTATGGATGGGATGATTTGCATGCACCTCAAAGAGAAGAGACATTGGAGATTATTATGGATAGAATAGTATTTGAAGAAACAAGCCAATGGGGTCGTAGTGACTTATTTTATGTAGACGACAAGCCATACTACTTAGTTAGATTACCTTTTACGGATGGACAACAATGGGCAGATTAGGAGATTGGGATAAGGTAAATAAAAAAAGACGAACTACTACCTACACAAAACAAGACGAATTTTTTGATTA